TGGCTAACCCATAACGACGGTGCGCGCCACCGTCAGCGTCCAATGGAATGCCCTGCATATAGGGCGGCTCCATAGTCATCTGCGCTAAGACCCAAGTCTTAGCCTCAGACACCTCTGCATCAGGAACCACGACGATCTGCTCGTCGTGCACTGTTCCCGCAACAAAGTATCTCTTGGCAGTACGCACCATACCATCTGTCATTACGCATCTCGCTACGCCCTGCGTGACATTGTTGGTTATCTTGCCTGCATAAATTTTAGTACGATCTTGGCCGTATGTCCACTCGACCTGCTCTTTATTTGTTTTCTCGTCTGTGTAGCGCCTGACGTTGAGGTCAGGATACAACAGCTTCATGCCTGATGGAAGCTCGATTTCCCCCTTGCGGTAGGTCAGGCACTTGTGCTTGTATTCCTTGCCCTTGTACAGCGACGCGTGGATAAGCTCGGTGTTAAGGCTCCAGAAGTCCACCACAGGCGTAGCAGTAGCCCTGTACTTGTCAATGATCGCCTTAGATGCTAGGCAGTGGATGACTAGCTCCTTGGTTGTACAGGTGTGCGGTATTGCCCTAAGCTTCTCAACGTTCACTTCCCAGTCAAGAAACTTCTCCGCCATGGCTTGGGTAACACCAAGTTTCTTCGCAAATGAAAGGTCGTACCGCTGTGGTGGCGCACCAAGGAATCCCGTAAGGAGTTGCGATGCAAACGCCGCCCATCCGAGCCCATAACCGCAGCCAAGCAACGCGCTCTTTGCAGACTGCCGTAGGTCAGGGTGGCTTTCCTTACTAAGTCCGGGTATGTTAAACATCTGCGCACCGAACGCGGCGTAAGGGTCGCCGCCACTCCTAAAGATGTCCAGCATGTCTTCGTAATCTGAAAGCCACGCGAGTACTCGCGGTTCAATCTGCGAGAGATCCCCGACGACAAGTTGATGCCCTTTGGGAGCCATAATCGCTTTGCGTAGGAATGATCCTCGCTTGAGGTTCTGCATGTTGATGGCCGAGCCACGGCTTGCCGTCCACCTACCAGTCTGCGCCCCATAGTACGAGAGGGGGACGGGCAATGCTCCACGTTTGCTGATGTCGAGGAATCGCTGAGCACGGGTGCGCTCGGTGGTCGACTTAACCCTAAGACGCGCTTCACATAAAAGGGCAACGTCTTCACGTTCACCGTTGAGTAGCGCCTGAAAGAGGGCATCATTCTTAGCCAACGCAAGTGTTTCTTTCCCTGTAGTCTTACTGACTTTTGTTGGGGGAACCACACCGATGGACGTGAGTAGTGCTGCAAATTGTGGGTTCGACGCAAGCGCAGTTTCGTCCACGCTGAGCTTCTGTAGTAATGCTTCACGGGTTTCTTTCTCCTCTAATATGGCATCGGTCAGCATGTTGGGGTCAAGGTCAAGGCATGCACGGGTGTACATCTTCAGAGTCATGTCGATGAGCCGAAGTTCCTTGGACGGGTATCCATTGACCAAGCGTGCAAAGATTCGCTCGCATAGATATACGTCGTGTTTGCAATAGTCTGCAAGCTCAGATTCCATGACCTTGTCCAACTCGGCCACACCATTGGTGCTGTATACGGCTGTCCCTTTGGGGGGAAGGCCAAAATCGCCTGCAAGTTTGGCGAGGGAATTGCCAACTTCCACGCCCCGTAAAGCTCGCGCCATCGATAAGGTGTCGAAGATGAAGGCTGGATGTACAGCGTAGACCCACTCCATAATGGATACATCGAACTGTGCGTTATGCGCAAGCACTGCGGTTCGTCCCCAATCGACACCATTGAAGTACTCACGTAGTCCCTCTGCGCTAACCCATCTAGTTGGTTCATCGCTTCCGTATACATGGACGCAAGCTCCGAACGCTCTAAATTTATCATGGCGTATGTACTCCTCGGTTGTCATCTTGGTAAGTGTGTAACCTTCCTTGGTGTCCCAATAGGTCTCGAAGTCGATCGTGATGATCTCGTCGTATGGTGCGGTCAACTGTTCTTCTCCTTGAGTTTGGCTTCAACGTAGTCAAAGTATTTGCGGAATCGGTCTTTATCTTTTGCGTCAATGTAAGTAAAGTAGTCCCGCTCTTCTTCTGTCAGCCCAACCCAAGGTCTTAAAGTTTTTTGCACGTCAGCCTGAGCCGCCATGCCATCCTCGTATCCTTTGGCGTACACCTCGTTGTCGGCATCAATCAGTTGCTTGATGAGGTTCAAGCTCTCTTCACAGACTTTGGTCAAGCTCTCTACAGCAATAGCACGTTTGATAATCATGGTTTCTCCTTAGTTAAAGTTTTCTTTTGGCGGTGCGCCTAGGGTGTTTAGAAAGCCGAAAAAATCGTTTGCCGCCAACATGAGTTGCGACGCCTCCATCTCGTTACAGTTTAGGGTAACGACTCCTGCGACTTGATCTTCAGCGCGTCCTATGATGAACACGCCCTGCGCGTTGCCGTCGCCATAGCACATCACGATCTTGTGTATGAGCAGTTTGAAGTGCGCTTGCTCTTCGTCTGACATGGCTCCGACACGGCGCTCCAGTTCTTCTTGGGTCATCATGTCTTCAAAGGCCACTTGTTTTGTGTCTGAGTAGTTGTTGTAGTTCATCTATGTTGTTCTCCCTTGCTATATATGTTGTACCGCCTGCATTGAGGATGGCGTTGAGTTCTCTGTCCTGTAGCGCAGTAGTCTGCCCCTTGCCAGCTTTGCACTCGATGGCAATGAAGTGTCCGTCTATGCAAGCGATGATGTCAGGTATCCCTGCACGGCCAAAGCCGTTAGCAGGGGGCATGAAATGGTACGCGCCTAGTTTGTCAAGCATCAGCCGTACCGCCCTCTTTACTTTCCACTCAGGTGTTTCTGCCATTGCGATCTCCTTCCAATGTTTTCTGGTTTTGGGCAGTTTACAGGTACGTCAACGACAACCCAAACTGCCGCCAATGTATTTCGGTAGGTTGCCTTCTCCCATCGATCGACATACACACCAAACACACCCTCCAATGATTTGTTGACAGAACGAACTTCTATGCCAGTGAACTTGGCTATGTCGCTTGCCTTCAAACCATCGGGGTGTCGTTTGAGTAGCTCACGAATGATGTTGTGGTTACTCCTCACGTTTTCATGTCCCTCACGTACGTCGCAAAGCTGTGGGCTGTGTCGCCAAAGGCAATGCGCATGGCATCAAACTCCTGCGCCACCTCTTCAAGCACAGCGTTGCGCAGGTCGGGGTAGTTCTCTCGTATTTCATCCTTGGGTATGCCAAAGATGCGGTCAAAGTCTTCTCTGTTGAAACTTGCGTCACTCATCTGATTCCCTTTTTATTAACATTTGATCTGCTTGTTTGTATGCCCAGTCAGCACGTTCCTTGTTGTCCCAGTTGTTTATCTCCGATAAGTACCAGCCAGTGGAACTGGCAAGTGCTTGAGCCGCAAAGTAGTCACGCAGGGACATGCCCATGTTTATCATCGTGCCTGTGTGATCCTTTGCAACAAACGGGAACGCTGGTGTGTTTTTATCTTTCATCTTAACCTCCAAACATTTGCTTCAAGTGGTCATACAACTCACGCGCCTGATACACAGTCATATCTTTTAAGATGTCTTCGGGCGACTTTGTACGTACAAGAGAGATCATGCGCTTAGCCTGTGTCGTGTGTAGTAGTGGTTCAGAAGCAGTGGGCGTGTCCATACTCTCTAGCTTCTCACGTAACAACGCACCTATGCCTGTTACGGCTTTCTTCTCGTACTTGCGCTTGGGTGGTGCTGGTACTTGCTCCATCTTCTTCATCGCCTTGAGCGACTTGATTGGGCGGTACTCAGGTATGTCTGCGTAGTATGCATTATTAGTTTCATGGATCATATTATTACGGCGCATCTGTGCGATCAGACTTGACGTTGACCCACCCGCAAACCCTTGATGCTCGAGAGCCTCGATGATCTCCTTGCGTGTGGAGCCAGGGTTGTTTTTGATGTACTCGAAAGTTACACGGGAGATGTTGTTGGTTATGTTGAAGGTTTTCTTCACGGGAATTTCCTGAGTTGGTTGGGTTGGTTGCGAAAAAGAAGCAGACACTGGTTGGACAGAGGGCGGCTCCCCCTCGTCGTCCCATTGTTGTAGCGTCCTGCTAAGGGCTACTTTGAAAGCGGTTTGAATGTCAGGCATTTGAGGTTCCTCCTGTGATAAGCATGACGATAACGATGAAAGCGATAAGCCCAATGGACTGTATCGTGGTGAGCAGTAGGTCATCCATCCCTGGCTTGTCGCCAAGCAATATGCACTGTATCCAGTCGGACTCAGGCGTAGATTCAGGGGGTGGGGGTGTGTAGGTCAAGCCGATCTTGACCTTACCTGTATCGTAGGGTGTGTTGTTCATTATTTCTCCTTGGGAGGTACATTATTTGTCCAAGAGTAGACAGGTGTCAATAGGGTCTCCAGTATAAAATATCTCCTATAAGTATAATTACCAATAACAAAAGTACTACTCTTTCAAACTTTTCCCATGGTGTCATCATTCTCCGTACTCCTTGTCTACATAGGCGGGATTGCCTGTTTGGTATCGATACTCTATGGCATCTTTCTCAGCGTCATGCTCGTTGTCAAACACACCAAGTACTGTGTGGTTGTGGTTTCTGACTACGTACTTAGCCTTGTCAATCAACTCGGTGTCGTATGTCTGACCTTCCCCGACACGGGCTTTGGTAATGTCAAACTCATCGTAAGCTTTGTTTGCAGCATCGGCACTGCTGTCGGCTTCGACCTCTACTGTCTGCCAGTAGGACATAACTACTTGTACTCTGTACTTCATTTTCTCTCTCCTTTGGTTACGTATAAAAACATAGCGAGCGTCAGGTCTGCTTGCAAACCATTGGCTCAGTTGGGGGTTATCGTCTTGCATCAACGCAGGTGGATCCCATCCTGTCTTTCTCATAGCGCTCTCCTTGGGTTATGCATCGGGGACAAGTCCCCGATGCGGGTTGATTAGGTCAACAGTGCAGGCAGTGTTGGCTTGAACGACACGGGCTTGCGTACATCCCATTGCGTGTAGTAGCAGATGACCTCGGCAATATTGCTTGACGCAGTGTAAGACTTGGTCGCATAGCTGATGAGACCAGACGCATCACCCTCGATCAACATATCGTAGATAAGCTGATCGGCTACACATAGCTCAGCACGAGGCGAGTAGTCAAGTGCTGATGCCTCGAAGGCGTGCAGTAACGTAGTGATTGTGTACGCAGGCATCTCGTTAAGCCATATCTCCATAGTCTCAATGTCACACTCGGTCAGAGCAGTAGCAAGATCATCAAGCTCAGGGCGAATGAAACCATCCTCATCATCGGGAAAGTCAAACGCTTTCTCGTCGTAGTTGGCGCTGTGTGCGCTGACACTTCGGGGATAGATGCCAAAGCTTGCGTTGTAGTCGTACATCTCGTCGTACTCGTCGTCCATGTAACTGCCGTACGAGCTTTTGTAGTTGTATGACTTGAGCGATGCACTTTTGTAGCTGGGTATAAGACGCGATGGTGACCACGCATACGTGTTGCTGAACCACAGATCATCGTGCTCGATACCCTGATCGAAGTTGACGTGTTGCATACGACCCTCGCCATTCATGAACACGAAGCGATTGTTGCCAATGAACTCCTCCATCATAGACACGAAGCCCGCATCGTACACAAGGTCAGGTGAAGATGACACAGCGCTGTGCAAGTAGTCATTGATGAAGTGCCACGTATCTGACTTGTCCTTGTCAGCAGCATTGCCTGTGTGCAGGATGCCGTTGTGCATCATGGCGATGAAGCCAGGAATCACATCATACGGATGGC